AAAAAAGAAAAAGAAAAAAGATCAGCCAAAAGGTTTGACGGACGTTGAGTTGCGTCTGTTGAAATTGCCACACCTGACAAAACGTGAGGTGCTGATTGTCCGCAAGGCTTCGTGTGAACGAGTCTCGGCAATTATCGCAATCTACCACGCAGCGCAGGACTTCGGGTCATACGAATGCGATGACTTTGTGGAAGAAACACCGATCATTAAAAAGATCGCGGAACATCCATTGTTTTCTGATCCAGACTTGAGACTGGAACCCCGGATGATTCCGATGCTGTTGGATAAAGAGTTCATGTCGAAATACGGCAGTCCGAAAGTGCACCTTCTGTTCGACGTTTCTGACAAGGAACTAGAGCAATTCTACCCAAATGAAGACGGAGAAATACCCGAATGAGCGTTAAGCCACAAGCCAAAGCCCTGATGCGTCCCCTCACCGTAACTCAGGCGCTGCAACGTGAAGACGATATCGAACTTTACGTGATGAACCTCACCAAACCGGCAGGCAATATCAACCTGACCGTGAAAGGTGAAGACGACACCATGCAATCGATTGTGATTCCGAAAACTTTCGTGCCAATCGACATGACCATGTTCGCCCCGCGCAAAAACCTGCTGCTGAACAAACATTTCCGCCAGCTGCAACAGCTGGGCCAAATCGCCATCGCGCACCCGGAAGACGCCCTGACCGCCATCCAAGCTTCGCCAAAAGCGCAGCAAGAAATTCAGCGCGTTCTGCACATGAACGCAGTTGGTAACGAAGCCGTGGCACCTGCCATGCTCGAAATGCGCACCGACATTGCGCCAGCACAGCAGCCGTCGCAGGCACCGATTGAAAACGAAGAAAGCTATCAGCCTTCGCCGTTCGCAGCCGGTATCGTGAACCGCGCTGGTCTGGAAGGTGAAGACATGGCCGACCTGATGGGCGATATCGAAATGCGCCGCGACGAATTGTCGCTGGATGACATGAACTACATCGCCAACAACGTCGAAGACGTGGCGCTCAAGCAGTTCATCGCTGACCTCCTGTAATTTTCACGAATTTCAGGCATAAAAAAGGCCGCTTTCCATTTCGGATCGCGGCCTTTTTTCTTTGGTGCATTTGGTTACGCTGGGTTAATCGTGTTGGCAATCTCGGCGTGCATGCTGCACATATCCGCCAGCAATTTAGTGGCGTAGGCATCGAGGCCACCTTGCTTCAAAACTTTCGCCATTTCCAGTTTTCCTTTGATGCTTTCGTGGCACTGCAAAAGTGCTTCAACCGCGTTGACTTCCAGTATGTCGCTGGCCACGGTAATTGCACCACCGCTAGGTTTGTAGCCTACGCCATATTTTTCATACAGCTGGGCTTTGATGGACTCACGTATGGTCAGTGCGGCGTGTAGTTGGTTCTGCAATTCAACGCTTGCCGTTTTGTAAGTCATGACTTCTTGATCCTCTTTGGTTTCTTTTCAAATGACAGCTTGGGTTGGTCTTTCTTTTTCTTCACCAGACGCGGGGGCGGGTTGTATTCGTAGACGATGGCCTTCACCTTGTCGATGATCTTTTGTGGCGCTGCATCGGGATCGAGTTTGATCAGGTTGCCATCCTTGTCGTATTTGACAGGCAGCTTTAGCTCTTCAAAATCCAAATGCCCTTCGCAAATTTCCCCAATCATCGCCGCCATTTTACGCCCGGCTTTGTCGTTGTCCGTGAGCGTGTAGACCTTCGAGATACCGAGGCCCTGCAACAGAATGCGCTTACGTTCCGAGAACATTTTCGCACCGAGGATTGCACAGGCCGGGATTTTATTCAGCACCAGTCGCAGCCAGTCACGCGGACCCTCGCACAGCACCACGGCCTGACAGCCGAACAGTTTATGCTTGCGAATAAAATCGTAACCGAGCAAGCCGTAGTCCATAACCCAGTCACCTTTGGTGTTGATATAGGACAAACCGGTTTCCTGTTTTTCCATCAGGGCCTTCACGCCGCCCCTATACCGACCATTAATGTAAATAGGTAGTGCGAGCATCACATCCTCTCGCATTTCCTCACTGAACATTTGTCCCTGTACCCGCTCAATCATTGCACCGGGATAACCGCGCCAATCTTTTTCTTTGGGCCATGGAATGACCGAACCGCCTAGCTCTTCATGCAGACGTTTGATCGATCTGTTGTTTGTGTTTTCTCTTTCTTTTTTCTTGCGCTCAAAGCGTGCACGTTGGCCAGCGGTGCTGCCATCGAAAAACTGCCACTCTTTGACTTGCCGCAAATCCAGCTTGGCGGCCAATTTATTCCAGCCGCCTTTAGCACCGCACGACCAGCAGTTAAAGGTGCCGACTTTCACTTTCGCTTCGAGGCTGGTGTTAATGCCAAGCGATGGGTTGGAATCTTCGTGGAAGGGACAAACGATTTCGACGCCGTTGGCTTTGTGCTTCACGTAGCCCGGAATCTTTTCAATCTCTTCCATGATAACGGTGTAAGCGTCTTCAATCTTCATGCTTTCGGCCATTAAAATGACAATTTATAAGTACCATTTACAGTTACTGGATGTGCCGCGTGTTTAAGGAACTAGCAAGCCGTATTAAGACCGAACGCCGGTCGGTGCACATCGAGTCGCATTTGGGTAAGGTCTACGCCCAAATAATGGATAGCTCGATCATCACACCGAACGGACGGGGGCCAGAATACCGCCCCTCTTCTTTCCCAATCTGTCCAGTTCTGGTGCACATGCAATTCATGCAGGCTGCGCAGGATGGATTCTATATGTCGAACATGGCGGCGGGTGGTGGCTACTTCACCACGGTTGGGACCGCAGCCCACGAAAATATTCAGTATTACATGGGCAGCACGAAAAAGGTTTTCGGTGATTGGAAATGCCGTAACCCACGCTGCCAGAAACATCACGACGCCCGCGATCTTTACGACGAAAAAGGCGTGATGTACCGCAAGGGAACACTGACCAGCAAAAACACTACGGACAACGAGTGCCCTGAATGCGGCGTGGCTTGTGAGTACGTGGAAAAATGCATCGATTATTTTGGTCTGAAAGGCCACATCGATTGCATCTATGAAATGCCCGATGGCACCTACTGGGTTCTGGACTACAAGACCAGCACCAAAGGCATCATCAAAACTGCCAAGCTGCCCAAGCGCGAACACCTCATGCAGGTTCCGACCTACTGCTACGTGCTTGAGAAAAAATACAAAATGAAAATCTCCGGTTTCTCGCTGCTGTACCTAAGCCGCGACAACCCGTATGAGTTCAAAGAAAAAGCCCAGCGCTGGAACGAACGTTTCCGCCAAGAAACCAAAGAACTGATCATCCAGCAGAAGAAAATTTACCGCAGTGCTGTGAACAGTTTCATTCAGAACAAACCGGAACTGGCGATCAAGCAGAAGCCTTGCCAATGCCCGGACGATTACGAACGTCTGATGCCCGCCTATGAGGCGTGCCCGATGGAAAAGGTGTGCTTCGATAAACGCATGCTGAAAGATAACATGGTGCACGCGCTCCGGCCCGAACAGCTGATCAAGGTGTTGGACATTACCAACAACATGAAAAACTATTTGGAAGACGATGTGCTCGAAGGGTTGAAGGCGAAGGTCAAGAAACCTGCGAAGAAACTCAAAAAATCCACCAAAAAGATTCCGAGGCTCAAATGAAAATCACGATCAGTTTGAAACCGCAGAAGGCCACGGCCTCGGGTGCATACAGCGCCCCTGACATGGGCACTAACCAGCAGCTGCAATACTCTGATGAAGAGTTGGCAGAACGCGACAAGGAAGAGAAAGCCCGGCAGGAAATTCAGGCCGAGGAAGAGCGCAAAGAAGCCGCCGAAAAGCAGAAGAAAAACGCGACCAAAGCACCGAAGACCGAAGACGCGGGCGGCGATGATTCGGGCGGTGGCGACGACGATTCCGGCGATGATGAAGAGGAAGAATCGGACGACGAAGAATCGGATGATTCCGAAGAGGACGACGAAGAATCTGATGACGATGAAGAGTCGGATGACGACGATATGGACGATGATATGGACGATGACGAAGAGGCAACCGCTTCGGCAAAAGATCCAGACGAAGTGATCCCTTACCCGGACGCACGCAGCAATCGTAAGCCCGTCGATTTCATCCCGGCAGAATCCACGGAGAAAGTCGTGGATCAGGAAAAGGTTGAGGAAGAAAAAGAAAAACTCGATCAACAAAACGATGCTGCCCGCGAGCACAGCAAAGACGACCCGAACCAGAAAAAAGATGAATCCAAAGGACCGGAAAGCAAAACGGCTGGCAGCGAGATTGTAGCGACTGCTGCCGCTATTGATTTCAGCATCCCTTACCCGGATGTGAAGGTGCGCAACCGCAACTAAAACGAAGCCGCAACGGGGCGACCTGTTTGCGGCTTTTTCATTGGTGAGCAAAAACTGTAAACACTAGGCATACCTGTATCTATGGCGGGCCTATGAAGAATTCTATCGAATATCAATTGATCCTAGACCATTACACAACGCGCTGTGCTACCCGTTCCGGCGTGCCGCTAATGAACCACATTGACGAAGGCCTCGAAATCCTTGAATGGTTGGGCGCATCCAACGCAGCGAAAGGCGGCTATTGCTTGCATCCGTTGGTGCAGGATGTAAAAGACCTGCAAGAAAATATTGAACGGCTCGGTGCCATTCCTGAAATCGAAGAGTCGTTGGCCCGTGCATTGACCTACCGTTTGTTCGCCAACAAATATCTGTGTCGCCCAGCGACTGATGGTTGGGACGTGGATCAGATTCGCCGCGTCATGCTGGGCACCAACATGCTGTGGCCAACCGAAACCCGGCACATGTTGATTGCTGACAAGGTGCAGAACCAGAAAGATTTCCTGCAATACCATTACGGCACCCATGCGCGCAGTGAACAGCTGAAGAAATATTTTGAGAATTGGCTGGAAGTGCTGGACTACAAATCGGAAGTGCAGCGCCGTGACCCAAACTGTGTTGTTTTCGAAGACGGAGTAGACTTGCAATGACACCAGTGATGCTCAAAGACATGATGGAAAATCCCGATATCAACGGGAACACCTTCACCCGTCAACGCCTGCGTAGCAACGCGGACAATTTCAAACTCGATGAACGTGTGCGGGCCAAAGATTTCGAATTCCAGCACCATCACGTCGTGGAAATGATCGACGGTTCCTATCTGGTGTGTGTCACCGATCCGGCGACCGGCTCCGTGCTGTTGTACAGCGCAGGCCCCAACAAAGAGCCTTACACAATTTCCGATTGTCACCCGTTGGAATTCACGGCCATGCGCCTCGAAGCCCAACGCCAGCTGGAATTGCACACGGGCCTCGAAAATACACCGAAGCCTGCCAAACGCGTGCGGACCAAAGCCACCAAAAAAGAGGTGGTGAAAAATGACTGATACCCCAATCGAAATTCTCCGCTACGAAGCGTGGTGGACCTCCGAAAAAGGTTGGGAAGAGTGCAGCCAAACGGACTTCGAAGCAATTCACCTGTCCATTCACCCGCACCCGTACAAAGCCCGCGTTATCGGCGTGGTGCAAGACCCGGCTGGCCTGCTGTTGCCCGGCCCCAAAGGCCAAGGTTCGTGGCGTGACGCGGCGATCAGCGAAAAACTGAAGCGCGTAGAACTCGAACGCGAAATGAAAACGCTCAAGGCCCGTATCGGACAGCTGGAAAATATCACCCTGTTCGAACCCAGCGTGTCGGCACAAAAGGAATATGTAGCGCAACATTTCGTGCAGAAACATTTCTGTGTGGCGTGCGGCGATTACACCGTGGCCAAAGGCGTGTGCGAACGGAATGCAAACCACGTGTGGGGGTAATGGCATGGACCTGTGGCTCGAAACCCCTTGGGGCGACCGTTTCAAAATTGTGCCTTATAATTTCATAGAGTACGCTGCAAAATTCCATCCAGAACACCCTCTGAATCACGTACCTAAGACGGCGTATTCCCACTGGGTCCACACCAACGATTACCATCACTTGAGTGATTTTACGCTGGCGGAAATTTCAGCGTCTCAACTCATGTGGATCGGCACTGCCGACGAATTCAACGAGAACCTAAATGGCCGAGAAGAAAGTGAAGGCTAAGGCGAAAGCCGCAGCTGAAGAAAAACCGAAGAAAACGAAGGCAGCGGCTGGCGTCGAAAAAGCCACCAAAAAGAAATCTGCGTCACAGGATGATTTCACCATTCACGAAGGGCTGGCCGGTATCCGTGCGAAGCCCAGTATGTACCTCGGTGAGCAGGGTTCGCCAATGGCGTATCGCTGCATCAAGGAAGCGGTAGATAACGCCTACGACGAACACATCGCCGGGCGAAACAAAGTGATCGAAGTTGTGCTCGATTACGACACTGGCACTTACATCATCGCGGACCAAGCGGGCGGCATTCCCACCGACTTCAAGAAATTGAAATCCGGTGAGAAAATTTCGATCATGACCGCTGCATACACGAAGACCCACGCAGGCGCCAAGTTCAACGACAAGGCGTATAAAACTTCGGCGGGTACTCACGGCATCGGTATGTCGGCGGTGAACGCGGTATCCGAGCGCATGCGCGTCTGGACCACGTACAACGGCAAGCTGGCCACGCAGGTTTACGGCAAAGGCGAAATCATTTCCAAAGGTGATCACCCGCTGCCGTGCAAGGCCGTCGATAAAGACGTAATGCAGCACCTGAAAGACAAGACGCAGAAATACGGAACCATCGTGGCGCTGGAACTTGACCAGACTGTGGTTTCCGAGGATGCGAAAGCAGGCAAATTGCCGAAGTCTTACAAGGTCGCGACCCCAGTAGCAAAAGAAGTGGGCGAGTGGCTGCAAAACGTCGCAATGTTGAACCCCGGTCTGGAAATTCGCTTTGCCGCCATCGTCAAAGGCAAGCGCAAAGACGACCTGTTTATCAACAAGAAAGATTTGGCATTCGTGCCGAAAAATATGTGCGACCAGCGCGACCTTGTGGCGCAGGGTAAAGCCTTCACTTTCAAAAGCGACAACATCACTTGCGCACTGGTTTGGTCCGACCACACCGACGCCGATCATTTCCTGACATTCGTCAACACGTCGCCAACCATCGACGGCGGCTGGCACGTAACGGGCTTCACGGCTGCGCTGACCAAAGCGGTCAAAAAGCACGTGCCGGAAAAGAAACCAGCGAAGGGCAAAAAAGGCGGCCAAGGCTACACAGGCTCCGACCTGCTTATCGGCCTGACCGGGATGTTCGACTGGCGCATGCACGGCGCGGCCTACACCTCGCAGGTGAAAGACAAGTTGAGTTCGAAAGTTGACAAGGAAGTGGAAGAAATTCTGTTCCCTGCGTTCGACAAATATTTCGAAGCTAACCCGAAGGTTGCCAAGGACATTATCAAGCGCGCCTTGATCATGAACAAAGGCCGGGAAGAGTTGGCAGCCGTGGTTAAATCCATGGCCGACGTGAAGAAAAAAGGCAAAGGTGCACTGCCCGCCAAGCTGGCCGTTAGCCCGCACTGCAAACCGCATGAGCGCGAATTGTTCGTGGTCGAAGGTGACTCGGCAAAAGGTCCATCCGACGACGCCCGCGACACGTACTATCAGGAAGTTCTGGCAGCCGGTGGTAAACCACTCAACGCCCTGAAGGCCCCGATTGCGAAAATCATCACGCACAAGGATATTTCCAATTTCCTGATTGCCATGGGTTGCGACCTCAAGACCATGGACCCGAAAGCGGAACGTCCAAAAATCGACGTTGAAAAACTGCGCGTGAAATCCGTTCTGTTCCTCGTTGACCCGGACCCGGACGGTGGCCACATCGCGGTTCTGTATCTGGCAGTTTTGTACCGCCTGATGCCTGACCTGTTCAAACAAGGCCGCGTATTCTGCGTGCAGGCCCCGCTTTACGCTGCGCTGGGCGCGAAAGGCGAACTCTACGGCGCCATGACTTTCGATGAATGTCGGAAACTCACTCCGAAATCTGTAAAGGATCATGAGTTGGTGCGCATCAAAGGTTGGGGGGAAGTTGGCCCTGAATATATCGGCCCAATCGCCTTCGATCCAGAACACCGCAAGCTGATTCAAATCAACCCGTTTGCCAGTGCGGCGGACGAACAATGGTTCCGTGCCGTAGTCTCTGAAGACGCGGTGAACCGTCGCAAACTTTTGGGGCTGGAAGACTGATGGAAATCAAAGAACCTCTGCAAAATATCCGAGAAGTAACCCTCGACGATCTGCGCCAGATGATCACTCACTCGATCTACCACATCACCGGCGACGTGTTGCCGCAGGTGCGTGCACTGGGCGTTACCGATCTGCCAGATTTCGAGAGACTGAAATTCCCCAACGGCACGGCGAGCGCCTGTCTCGAATCGCTGAACCAGCTGGCCGCCATGAAAGAAAAATACATGCATATCATCGACACAAACACCGTGGTGCTCGATGAATTCCAGTGGGCTGCGTTGGGTAAAGCTTTGCACACGCTCGGCCTGCACCCGGAGGGTAATCAGAATGCCTGAACACCAATACACCCTGAAAGAATTCCAAGATTTTGTTGGAGCGATGCTGCACCGCCACAACGATCTGGAATTCGACGTGTGCCGCATGGAAGGTGTGCAAGCGCCCGTGACCAAATTGCTCGATACGAGCACCGTGGATAAATGCGTGTCTGAAGTTAAGAAACTGGCGGCTGCTATCGACGCGTTGTATGTACGCGCCAACGAATATCGGAACAAACCACTTGATCCGCATATCTGCAACCTGATTCGCAATCTGTCGGTGGAATACAGCGTCGAGGTTCCACGTGGCTAAAACCAAAGAAGTTGCGAAGGTCAAAAAGTCGAAGATCACCGCAGCGCCGAAAGGCAAAATCTCCAAAAACCCAGTCGTGACAATTCACACTGCTGCCAAAGAAATCAAGCAGCAAACGATCAACGAATTTTCCGATGCGGCGTTGCACGTTTATGGCTCCTACGTGGTGGAAGACCGGGCCGTTCCCGACTTCCGCGACGGCCTGAAGCCTGTGCACCGTGCGGTACTGTGGGCACTCGACGGCCTGAAGCTGCACAGCACTGGCGGTTTCAAGAAATCGGCGCGTACTGTCGGTGATGCAATTGGTAAATATCACCCGCATGGCGATTCGGCGTGCTACGGCGCGATGGTGACGATTGCAAACAGCAACCCGCCGCTGGTATGGGGCCAAGGTGGCTGGGGCAAACCCGATGGCACCTCGGCATCCGCCTATCGTTACACCGAAGCGAAAAAATCGAAGTTCGCGGACATGTTTTTGCTCGACTCGCAGTATCTGAAAGTCGTGCCGATGGAACCGAACTTTTCCAACGACGAAAAACTGCCGCTGTACCTGCCTGCGCTGCTGCCAACCCTGCTGTTCCTGACCTCGACGCCGCCCCCGGCCTACGGTGTGAAAGTGGGCAACCCGGCGTTCTCGGTGGCCACCGTTTCGAAAGTCATTATCGACATGCTGAATGGCAAAACGTATTCGGCAAAGAAACTGGCTGACACTCTGAAAATTGTTCACCCGTTCGGCTGCATCGACGTATCGACCGACGAACAAATCGAAGAGCTAATGGCGACCGGCAAAGGCTCGGTGCAGTACATGCCGCAGATGGATTACAACGTGTCGAAGCGCACGATTAACATCCAGTCGTTCTGCCCCGGCACCGTGACCGGCGAGGAAGGCATTGCCAAGGCGTTGCAAAAGTTCAACGACATGGACGGCGTGCGCAGCGCCCACAACGCGTCGGGCAAGAAAAACAAGAACTCTGGTCCCTACGGCGCAGCCATCGAAATCATCTGTCAGAAAAACCTGACCGACGAAGAATTTGATGAAATCTGCGCCAAGGTTGATAAGCAGGTGCGTTCCAGCATCAGCTATCGACTGGGTATCACCATCCGCAAACCGGGTGATGAAACCAACAAGTTCAAATACGTCAATTATCTGGATTACTTCGGCGCGTGGATCAAGTATCGGATCAAACTCGAAGAGCGTTTGATCGGCTACCTGCTGGACAAAGCTGGCAAAGAACTGCACTTGAACGAAGTTTATCTGTACGCGGTGCAGAATCGTGAAAAGCTGCTGAAAGCCTTGCCGAAAGTGCTGGCGTCGAAAACCCCGGTAGCCGTGTTGGCCAAGGCGTTGAAAATGCCAGAAGCCGACGCAGAAATCATTCTGGAACGGAAAGTGCGCCAGCTGGCAGCATTGGAAGAATCTGATATCAAATCCAAGATCAAATCGATCAAGGATGAAATCAAGAAACTCAAAGCCGACCAGAAAGAACCGGGCAAGCGTGCTGCACTCGATACCGCCGAACGCGTCAAAACCTACATGAAAAAACCTGACCCGACCATTTCCGGTCTGAAGGTTGAGTGAGGACCGCATGAGCGATGAAAAAATCTATGTGCACGGGGCAGAAGATATCGGGTTTAACCTGATCGTTTACTGCTTCATGCGCTCGCTGCATCTGCCCATTCTCGAAGGGCAGGAATTGCCGTTGGTTGACACGTGGTTTGCGGTGCCTGCCGTGCAGCACAACACCATGGTTAGTCTGGTAAATCCAAACGTGGAACTGGCCGCGTTGCAGATGATCGACCAGCACGGGCGCGTCGTGAAGGCGCACCGGGTAAACCTGAATACTGCACCGACCTTGAGCAGCTTTGAAGTCGGTGAAATCAAGAAAGAAGCTTTCGACATTCCGCTGTGGGAACGCACCAACCAAAAAGCGTTCCCCTACGACACGATGTTCGACAAAGCGAAAATGAAAGAGATTTTCGCACAGACTGGTCACACGGCGGCAAGCCTGATGAACATCCAGTCCGACAACGTGGTCTATCAGCAAATCCGTAAGAAAATTCAACCACGTCCGTGCACGACGTGTGGGGGCAAAAAGAAATGAGCACCAAAGAAATTCTGTTGCAGCAGCTGGTTCACGAACTGGGCCTGCCTGTGAAGTCCAACGAGATTCCTGCACAGAAAATTCTCGATCATTACCTGACGAAGCCTGTCCCGGTGCAGCCGGTGCAGGAAATCGTTCTGGCCCTGCAAGCGTGGACCAAGGTCAAGCCGACCGATATGCTGGACGTGGATGATTTGCGCGATCTGCAAGACGAAGGCCGCGCAATTTCCAATTACATCACACGCCAGCTGGTGCAGGATCACCCGGCAGACAAGCGTTTCCTGCTGCGTTATCTGGAACAAATGTGTGATCATTACAACATGCACAAGCATACGGCGATTGGCTTTGGCCATGACGTGATCTACAGCGCCGAACCTTTGGGCGCATCGTTCAAAACGTTCGACAATTCGCTGTATGTTCCACCAACCAAAGGCTATTGGGCGATTGTGCAGAAGGCCAGTTCCCGATAAAACTGTAAATAAAGGGTAGAGCAACCAATATTGCCTACCCTAATTTTCCAACGAGGTGGCCAATGGACTTTAACGGATTGCATCGCCTTTTGACGCAGGTTGAATTGGCGCATTTATCTGCCCTCGGTCATGAATCCGATGTGAATCAGGTGGTGCGCAAAGCAGCCCGCAACCTCATTGCCAACGAAACCATTCCACGCCCGCTGTTTGCGTATGCCGAAGCACTGATGCAGGCCGCCGAACCCGTGGCGTTGCTGGATGGTTTGAAACGTTTATTCGAACGGCATCTGTAGCCATGAAAATCATTCTGGCCACGGTCAATCGCCGTACCAAAGGCGAATCTTTTCTTGAATCTGTTTCGATGGATGGACCCGGCGCCCAGCCGCTGCTAATCAAGCTTTTTGGGACGCGGGATCGCCTGACCATTACCAGTCACCGAGGAAAGATTGCGCTTTCTAATTTTGATTTGTTGCCCAAGCTTGCCGAAGTTGAAAAGCTGGTGCCTAAAGGCCGGGCAGCAATTGGAAGCGTGGATGAATCGGTTTTTGTAATCGTTCCCTACGCACCCGAACGCCTGACCGCTGCGCTGATCCGTAGCGCCAGAACGTTTCGCACATTGCGCTATCCCGTTCGCTTGATTGAAAACGAACGCGATTTGCTGAATACCCACGGAGAGGTGCAGGCCGATCCACGATTCAAGGATTAACCATGACCCTCCTATCGGTTGACGGCACCAACACGCTGCACCGGGCGTATCACGCGATTCGCCCAATGAGCCACAAAGGTTTCCCCACAAACGCCATCGTCGGTTATATCAACATTCTGCGCGCTAACCTCCGTGAAACCGGGGCCACGCACTGCCTGAATTCGTTTGACCGGCCCGGCAAGAATTTCCGCCATGAAATTCACCCGGAGTACAAAGGAACCCGCCCCAAAGATCCCGAGAAAAGCAAATCGCTGGCTAAACAATTGCCTGTGATCGTGGAATTGCTGGATGCCATGGGTTTTGCCGTGTTTGGTAAAATCGGCGTCGAAGCTGACGACGTAATCGGTTCAACCGCTTCGCTTTACGATGGCGGTTTGGCCTATATCCTTTCCGGGGATAAAGATTTCGCACAGGAACTGGTTCATGATCACGTTCGGTTGATTAACCCGAACAAAAAGGTGATCGTTTCCAGAAAAAACTGTAAAGAAATCTATGGAGTCGTAGCCAAACGAATGGTAGACTTCCTCATGTTGGACGGCGACGATATCGACAACATTCCGGGTATTCCCGGTGTTGGTTTCAAAACCGCCGTTGAACTGATCGAAGAGTTTGGTAAGGCCGAAAAGATTCCAGTTGATCGTTTCCCTAAGAAGGCGCGAGAAACTGTAAACACAAAGAAGATCCTGAAGTTGAATCGCCAGCTTGTGACCATCCGCCACGACCTGTACGACGCAAACACAGAATTGGATTTGTCAATTTCTAAAGTGAACGTGAAAGCCTTCACGCGCATTTGCGAAAAATACGGGCTGGACCAAATCAAAAGGTCTGTCCTCAAATGATGTAGGAAGTTCCTACAAATCCCGGCATACCGCCGACAACGCTGGAAAGTGAGAAAAGAAAATGACCGTTACCGCTCCTGTTGCTGCACCGAAACTGTCCAAAGGCGAAAAAGCTGCTGTCGCTCTGGTCGCCACCCGCGAAAAAACTCTGACCAGCCTGAAAGCTGATCTGAAAGCCGCGCAAACCCTGAGCAAAGGCAACGCCAAGCTGGCCCTGACCACCGCGCCGAAAGTCGTGGCCAACCTGCAAAAGAACGCCGGTTCCGTCGTGGAAAACCTGCAACAAGCCGTCGCCGTCGCCCAAGCCGAACTGGACGACTCGAAAGCCGCACTGAAAACCCTGCGTGCCAACGAAAAAGCTGCTGCCCAGCAGAAAGCCCGCGACGACAAAGCCGCTGCCGCCCTGAAAGCCAAGCAAGCCGCTGAAAAAGAAAAAGCCAAGGCTGCCAAAGCTGCGCCGAAAGCTGCCGCCGTTGCCCCTGCTGTCGCTGCTGCCCCGGCTGCCGTAGCCGCCGCACCGAAAGCCGCCAAAGTTGCCAAAGCTAAAAAAGCCTAAGCACCCCGGCGCGTAGCAAAACCAAAAGCGGCCTAGAAATAGGTCGCTTTTTTACTTTCTGCGGGAGAAAAACATGTTCAACGCTAGCGGAATTGTCCACAACATTCTGAATGGCAGCATCACCCATACCGAACTGCTGCGCGATATCAGCACCGTTCAACAAATGACTTCCAACGCCATCGGCCCTGATTATTTCGTTAACGTTCTGGCTTCGATGGGTTCGCGTCTCACTTTCGTTGACGGCGCACTGGCTACCGTTCCATTCGACACCCACGCAACAATCACCACCCCCGAATTCATGCGAGCGGCGACGATTGATCTGCAATACGTCAAAACCGAGCCGTTCCTGATTCTGCCGAACTGGCAGGAAATTTTCGCCCGCGTAGAAATCTTGCTGCCTGAAATGGTAACGCTGATTGCCTACCGCGAAGTAATGAGCGTGCAACAGGTTCACGCCAATCAAGGGCGTGCGATCACCTCCCAAATGATTTGCTTCCCGGTGCTGAGCCTCAAGGACGGCAAAATCAAATTGGTGCGCATGTCTTACTTCAGCTTCGTTAAGAGTGTGGCCAACGTTATGGCCGGTGGCGTTTGCACCATCATTGGCCACCACACCCGCAAACGCATTCAACCGTGCACCGCGAACCTCAACCATTCGTTTGACGTTGATCAGGCATTGGCGGAAGCGGCCCCGGCGTTGGAAGCATTGCGCGCTGAATACAGCCAGCCAAACCCAATGACCTATGAACAGGCGTACATGCTGCGCACGCTGCTGGATACGCGCAAGCGCGATGCCCGCGCAATGCAGGCCCGCATTAGCCAGCTGAATGGCGACCCTAAAGGCAAAGGCCAAAGCCCGGCTTGACCCTATAGGCCCCGTTTGATACCGTGGAGGCCTTCCGTAACGCTTTGCGCCCAATGCAATGACGCTCACGGAATAAGGGAAGTTTGGCGCTGCTGCCATATAGGCAACGCATTCGCACCTCATTACGTGGCGCGTTTGCTGAGCAAAGGGAAGCCCATTAGGCATTAGGGCTTGTCTTATTGGCTTTCCCTTTGGTAGCTTTAAGCCCTCGGCAACGCATTCGCCGCAAAACGACACTCACACTATTTCGCAAGTTTGGAGATTGACCATGAGCATTAACCTGAAAGGCGCCACCATCAACGTTAACCACGGCACCAAAAAAGGCGTGATCAAAGAGGAAGTCGTAACCCAACTGAAAAGCGGCATTCTCCGCACTAAGGAAGGTTCCGAGTTCCACATTGACGACCTGTACAACCGTGGCAAAGGTAAATTCGTGGACCTGAAGGGCGGCGCCGTTAAAAAGGCACCGGCTGGAAAACCTGCTGCACCTGCCCCGCGTTCGGATCGTCCGGCGCCAACCGCCATCACCATGAAAGAATTGGAACTGAAGGCGCGCAAGATCAACGGCATCGAGATTGAAAGCTTCTCGAAGAAAAACAGCACCATCACTTTGGCCGATGGTTCGATTGTTCAACTGTCCGACGTTCGCCGCGCCGGTAAAGGCTACGCAGCCGACGCCGTAACCCTGCCTGCTGACAAGCCAAGCAAAAAACCAGCGGCCAGCAAAAAGCCTGATGCAAAACCTGCGCCTGATGCAAAAGGTGGCGTGACTCGCAAAGCAAAACCAGCTGCCGACGAAAACGCCGACGCTGATTTCGGCGCGCTGTATGGCCCAGCTGGCCAGTACAACACCAGCGACGTTCGCGGCAAGGTGATCGATTTCGACGGTGAAGACCACAAGGTTGCAAAAACCTTCCCGTCCGGTCGTTGCGTGTTGGAAAACGGCGAAGAGTTCCAAGTGGACGAAGTTCGCAAAACCAACAGCGGCAAATTCGCCGTATACAGCGACGATTATATCGCTGAACTGAAAGACCTGTGGGAACAGGCCAACAGCAAGAAAAAACCAGCTGTTGAGGAAGAGGAAGAGCGCGAACTGACTACCCGCGACTTCAAGAAAAACAAAACCCTGATCCAAGTCGGCAAGAAAATGCAGACTGTCGCCAAGGTGTTCACCACTGGCGTGATCGAAACCAGCGAAGGCCTGCGTATCGCCATTGCCGACGTTGTGCGTCAAGGTAGCAAATTGGTCTACATGACCAAAGCAACCGACACCGTGAAACAAGGTGGCGCCCTGCCGAAAAAACGTGAAGTGCCTGTGCAAGAAAAGCGCATCACCGAAGTGGCGCAATTCGATGACGAAACCTGCAACGACATGCGCGACATGCTGCGCGAAAAAATCCGTCAATGGATGGCTGAAGAATACGACGTGACCATGGTTAACGCCTTCGTCGGTCAAGGCCCGGATTTCTCGACCTTCTGCTTTGCTTTCGCGGTGGCCGATAGCGACCCAAAGCAAATCGCTGCGTTCGTTAAAAAGCAAGACGCGCAAAACGCAGCCAGCGCCACCAATTCCGATTTTGATCAGCACCAGCTGAGCGAGCAGGAAGAGCAGGAAGAGGAAGAGCATGAAGAGGAAGAGCAGGAGGAAGAGGAAGAGCAGGAAGAGGAAGAGCAGGAGGAAGAGGAAGAGCAGGAGGAAGAGGAAGAGCAGGAGGAAGAGGAAGAGCAGGAGGAAGAGGAAGAAATCCCCGAGGAAGAAGAGGAAGTGCAAGACGCCGATTTCCCAGCCGACGCCGTGTTCGAAACTGAATCCGAAGAAACCTCTTTCCCTGAAGACATTTCCGAACTGATGGAAACCGCCGTTCCGCGCATGGCTCGCACCATCGCAACGCCGAAATTCCAGAAGGCAATGCGCGGCGCCGCCGAAGCATGGTATGGCTCGCAGGATGTGTTCGACATGTTCAATTTCTACATTGAACCGGGCCACACTGTGACCATCGAGGAAGACGTTTATATGTTGATCGGCCTGCGCGACGACAAAGCCGCCCTGATCAACGTCGAGCGCGAAACCCTCAAGGCTATCGACTTCGATAAGCTGGCCGCCATCTGCGAAGAAAACGGTATCGAACTGCAAGCCTAACCGGTTCTACTTTTCCTAAAGCGGGGGACGAATTCTGTCCCTCGCAAAACTAATTCCGAGGTATTGAGTCATGAACGAATTTTTCAGTGGTCTGGTGGCGTCTGCGAAACTGGCGATTGCCGTTTTCTACGCCAATATCTTTTCCGAAGCGTGCAGCCTGCATGCCAGTGAATTGGCCGACTGGTATCAGATGGAAGAATCTGATTTGCTGCTGGATGAATCCGACGGCCCGGTTTTCGCCAAACGCCTGACCCTGCCCGTTTGGGATCTGGTCGGTGAAGACGCGGCCAGCGCAATTGCCAGCGACGTGATGGCCGAATATGAAAATCGCATGAACGGCGATTTGTTCATCAGCAGCCACACAGGCGATAACGAATTCGTTGTTTACCTGTGCAGTCACGAAGTCGAGCACGATTTGCTGCGTATCGCGTTTGACGATATCGAAGAGCAACCCGAACTCGAAGAGGAAGAGGAAGACGACGAACGCACGCCCGAAGGTGGCCGCATGCTGAGCGTTGTTCCTCGCATTGGCCAGCGCCAAGAAACGGCGCCGGTCGAAACCCTCGAAGAGGAAGAGGTAGATTTCCCGCTGGAGCCTGATTCCGATTTCCCGCTGGAAGAGCAGGAAGAGCAGGAAGAGGTGGCCGAACAAGCCCCGCAAACGGCCCCAGCTGAAGCGCAAACCGAACAGCCTGTAGGTGAGGCTGCCCCAGCCCCGGAAAGCGCACCAGAAGCGCAGGAAGAGGCGCCAGCGGTTGACGAAAACCAAGCGATGGTTGATCGCGTGGTCGAAGCAATCACCGGCACTGCATCGGCGCCAGCAGAAGCCCCGGCCCCGGAACCAGAACCGGAGCCACAAGGCCCGAAAAAGGAATCGCCGGAAATTCTGGCAGCCATCCACGCGGAAAAGATGCAGCAAGTAATTGATATGCTGCCATCGGATACCATTTCCGACACGGATAGCGACGGCGTGCTGACCATCATGTACACCCGCGAAATCAACGGTGAACAAAAGGATTACATCCGCACCGTGAAAATCGAAAACGAAAACTTCAACAATGTTCGCTACGTTGACGTTTTCTACGTGTACAACGAATCCGGCCAGCAAACGCACCGTTCGACCAACGCAGGCGCAGCAGTGCAGTCCCTCGAAAACCTCACGGTGTGAGGCAGGGCTAATACTGTAAACAAATGGAAGGGCTACCCCGTGGCCCTTCCTTTTTTCATTTCTGGAGCAAATCATGGCAAATCTTACCCGCGCTGATAAAGTCCAAAACATCGCCATTGGCCTGCACGTGGACCAGCCGAACCCCGACCATGAAAAATACGAAACCGAAGTTGTTTTGACTTCGTTGCTTGGCCCTCACATCGTCATCAAGACGCCCCGCTATAAAGGTCTGGTCAAGGTCAGTTTTGAAGGCCCGGTCGTGACCTACGAAATCAAAGGCGTGCAACAGCGATTCGCTGATAGCGCGGCCTTCCTCGCATTTTTCCGCACCTCGCTGGAATCCCCCCGCCCTGCCACCAATTCCCTCGCTACGGCCCTCACAGACGCTTTGCGCGTGGGCAACTCGGTGATCTTCGAACGCCGGGGCACTGTGTATCACTGTGTCGAGAAAAGCGGCATGTTCGAAGTGCGCTACAACAACCAAAAAATGGACATGTCGGGCGACGACATTCTGATGATTCTGGCCTAACGGCCTTTGAGGGAACCCGATGGAAACGGCACAGTTTGCAGCGTATGTTCTGAATATTGCAGAGCATGACGAAATCGCAATCACCAACTATCCGATGGACCAGCCCGCCTATGACGCGGCGGTCGCCCTCAATAATTATTTCGCCCTGATGCATCTGCAAAAGCCGTTCAAGGTTTTTGGCACCACGGGCGACACAATCATTGTTGTGCATGTGGACAAAATTTCCCAGTACCGCGACGTGCTCGAACACGGCGTGGACCTGCGCCACATGCAAGAAATCAAAACTATTTGTGAGCCAGAATAATGCAGCGACTGACCAGCACGATTCACCACCTCTACGAGCGTGGCTTGCTTAAAACCTGTGCGCCTACGCACGATTACAAAACGTATTCCTACGAGTACATGGGCCGATTGGTTAAGCAGCCCGTGACTGTGAGTACCGTTATGAAAAAACATGACCTGTTGCGCATTGTGAAAAATGCGTGTGAGGGATCAATCGAAGATATGGCGACGGTCGCCATGCTGTTCAACGTTGGCTATGGGTTGCCGTTCGATCCGAAACGTGGCGGCGTGTGGCTCAATTACGCGACCATGCAGCCCGCATCTGCATTCGACTATGAATGCGAGCACCTGCAACGCTGTGCCGACGAAGCACCCGATGATTCGTACCCGGATGTTTTGGTTTTCCCTTGCTTGGAAATTGCGCAGAAGATTCACGACCACCGCAATGCCGGGACCATTCGCAAAGGCTGTGCCGTGCTGCCACGTTTGAAAGGCGTGCGGGTCTACATGATTTATCGCACGGCCCCCGGTGTGACCCCGCACCTGTACGCAGCGTTTTACCGCAACAAGGATAATTATTTCCTTGCGATGGATAAGCTTGTGCAACTCGGTGCACCGCGCTATTTCGGTGAGGTTCGCGGCAAAACCATCATGCAGGAATATACACCGTTCGGCCACAATGCAATGTACGTGGTGGCTGGCACCGTTTATATTCCCGAATCGAAACGCAATGGCGATTCAATCAACAAGGTATTCAAAGAATTCCTTACGGATGAATCCGACGTATTGACCGCTGAGCACTTCGATATCAAGCATGACATTCAGGCACAGCGGGAAGCAGAGAAAACTGTAAACACTCTAAGCAAGCACAACGAACGGTTGATTGCCAAAGGTGGCGCACCGAGCGTTGAGGATTTGCAGAACCTGCACCGGGCAAAGAAAGCGCTTGAACAGGCAACCGAACGTGTGAAGACCGCCAACCCGGAAGCCGAGTTCAAAGCCTATCTGGAATCGCGCCCTGAAGCGCGTTTGCGGTTCGTGGCTACCGAGCTATACCGCTACAACCGAGACGGCCTTAAAACCGTTCAAATGGGCCGCCAGCAGGCACAACACATGTCCTCCCTTGGGTTCCATAGCTTGACACATCCGTCGCTGGAATTCGCCGGTTGGGTTGCCGACCATGAGGACGTGTCGAAAACTGTAAACATGTTTGAGAAAGCACTGGATGCCAAAGTATCCGCTTTAATCATTCAACCGGGCGTTAACGCCACTGTCCGGTTCGTTGACGTTACGAGGATTGACCTGTGAATAATGACATTTCGCAAAGCGAAGCGCATAAGCAACAAATGGAATCGACTGAACGCCACGTAGGCGTTGCGCAAGAACCTGAAATCCTTTCGCGCCCAATGCGGGGAATGACCCCATTGGCACCATCGGATTTCCCGGTTCGTATCGTGCCCAAGGTGGAGATTGTACTGGGCGCCACGCTGAATACTGTAAATGATGTAGTAGAGCACTACAAAACGCTCACGCCTCTCATTTACGGCGACAACGGCGAAGCCACTGCGGCAGGCGAACCAATCTCGCTTTTCCGTCCGCTTTCCACCAAAAACAACGGCGCAGCGGTACAACCGTTGCAATCGCTGTATACCTACCTCGAAGAATTGGCAATGGATCGTTATTTGATCGTTGCCGACGAAGCAGGTTTGCAGCAACGCATTGATCATTTGATCGAATGCCTGTCCGAACAACTGCAAAAAAGCTTTGGTGGCCAAGCCTATGAAGAGCAAGGCCTTGAATTCTCCATTGCACGTCGCGATTACTTCGCGGCCAGCGTCACCGACTACCGGGCACGCGACGGAGAAACTGTAAACACTATTCAGCTGATTGTGCGTGTGGATATTCACGCGGCCAGCCTGACCAGCACCTCTTCCGATCCTGCCGAAGCGATTAGCGCGTTTGATACGTCCTATCGGAAAGTGATCAAAAACATGGCAACCGCTACCAAGATCAAAACCTCGGTGGCTGTAGCGTTTGATGTTTCTAATTTCACAGTACGGCCCAACCTGCTGACGTTGTTCAACGTGCTTTGCACTGAGGAAGGCGCCACGGCAAAAGCTGTAAACAAACAAGACAAGAGCCGCACCGCGAACGTTATGGTTTCCGTTGCCCTCACAAACCCCAACGCCAAGGCCGCGCCAGCTAAAAAGGTTGTGGCAAAAGCCAAGGCAAAGAACTAGGTAGAGATTGAAAATGGCCAAGACCGAAAAAACCACCAGCAAGAAAGCCGCCCGTACCAAAGTTTCCCGTCTGGACAAAGCCCTGCGCAAGCTGAACGGCACCAGCGCCAAAACTCCATTCTCGATGAAAACCGGCGTGTTCACCGTGACCGGTTATCACGTAGTACCTGAAGAAATTCCGGGCTACCTGATCGAGCGCGCTGCTACTCACGTCGTCTTCCGCCACAAGAAAACCAGCGCCTCGAAACAAATGGTCGTTTCGGTGTTCAAAAACTCCGAAGTTCTGGCACTGCTGGGCGACGAAAAAGGCGCGGCCATCACCGTTGCACGCCGTAAAGCGTTCATCAACGAATCCGGCACCCTGAAGTTCTCGGGCAACACCGTTACCGTAACCGGCGATGCCGTGGCCACCTTCGATCTGAGCGCGGGCGACTACGAAATCAAAGCCGCCGACGCCGAAGGTTCGCAGGCTTCGGGCCGTGGCGTAAAGTCCTCGGACGGCGAGAAAAAGAAGTCGGGAAAGGTCGTAGCAATCGACTCCGGCAAGAAAAAGAAAAAGAAGTAACTGACACTCGGTTCATTGGCGATCTTGATTAGGTCGCCAAGGCCACCCGCACAAAACTGTAAACACTCTGTACATGGATGCAGTGTGAATACTGTAAACATACCTTAGAAACAAACCATACCACTCTGGAGTTAGATTCACATGGCAAAGACCAAAGCAAAAGCAGCCCCGGCCAAGAAATCCAAGAAAAAAGCAGCCCCGCAAATCAGTTCGGAACTGCTGGGTCTGATCAACCTCGATATCTTCAGCACCATCCTGCTGGCCTTCCAAGACAACGGCTTCGAAACCGCTGACGAAATCGTTGGCGCGATCCAGCTGCTGCAAGAAGAAAACGAGGAAGAAGAGGAAGAGGAAGAGGAAGAAGAAGAGGAAGAGGAAGAAGAGGAAGAAGAGGAAGAAGAAGAGGAAGAAGAGGAAGAAGAAGAGGAAGAAGAAGAGGAAGAAGAAGAGGAAGAAGAGGAAGAAGAAGAGGAAGAAGAGGAAGAGGAAGAGGAAGAGGAAGAGGAAGAGGAAGAGGAAGAGGAAGAGGAAGAGGAAGAAGAAGAAGAAGAGGAAGAGGAAG